ATGTCAATTGCTCACCCTAGTTGGACAGCCTACCTTTAGTCATAAAAAAAGCAACGCGAACGTTGCTTTTAAGTTTAAATGCAATACAAGTGTTGCTTATTTCAACCACCCAATCCTCTTACCTAGTTTAACTCGCTTAGTGTGTTCTTCGACACTGCCTGGAAATCTCCAGGCCCAGCAGGCTACGAGCAGCATGAATATACCTGAGTACATCACAGCTTTTATGTTGCCTGTGCTAAACCACAAAAACACAAGTGAACTGCTCATTACTAGTACCATTGCATATTTGCCTTTAGTGGGAAACACACTCTTTTGAGTCCAGTTGGTTAAGAACGGACCAAAGTATTTGTGATTGTATATCCAGGCGTGCATCCTTGGGCTGCTCTTAGCAAAACAATATGCTGCGAACACTAAGAATATGCTGAATGGAATACCAGGCACAATTACTCCAATGTAGGCCATCCCAAGTGATAGGAAACCTAGTCCCATCCATAAGTATTTTTTAATCATGTATGACCTCTTTTAGTGCTTTGATTAAGTCTTCAATCATACCGTCAGTATGAAATGGCGTAGGAGCAAAGCGCAATCTCTCTGTGCCGACTGGAACCGTAGGATAGTTAATCGGTTGACAATATATCCCGTGTTCATTTAATAGTGCATCGCTAATTGCTTTGCACCTTTTAGCATCTCCGATCATTAGTGGCACAATATGTGTAGTTGAACACGGCATTGGTTCTAAGCCAGCTTTAGACAAGCGATGTTTTAGTTTGCGAGCACGATCTTGATGTGTCTCGCGGAGTTCATTGTGGTCACGCAAGTATTTGATACTTGCCAACGCACCAGCACAAGTTACTGGACTCATACTAGTAGTAAAAATAAAGCCCGAAGCAACAGAACGGATAGCGTCTATGACGTCAGCATCCGCTGCTATGTATCCGCCCTGCACTCCAAAAGCCTTGCCTAGCGTACCATTTACAATATCTACATTATCTTGCAGGTTTAGTTTCTCGAGATAGCCTGCTCCCTGTTCTCCGTATAATCCAACAGCGTGAACTTCATCAATGTACGTGATTGCCCCATACTTGGTCGCTAGATTGCAAATGTCGAGGATAGGAGAAACATCGCCATCCATGCTATACACAGACTCAAAGACCACACAAGGTGTCCCTGAACATGTTTGTAACTTATCCTCTAAATCGCTCATATCATTGTGCTGCCATATGATCTTGTCAGCACCACTGTGTCTTATCCCCTGGATCAAAGATGCGTGATTTTCACTATCACTCAAGAACACAATATCGGGAATGATTTGTTTGAGAGCAATCAAACTCCATTCATTTGCAACATACGCTGACGAGTACAATAACGCATTACCCTTGCTATGCAGGGACGCTAATTCTCTTTCCAGCGCAACATGATAGTGTGAAGTTCCTCCAATATTACGAGTCCCTCCACTTCCGGCACCAGTTTGATTTAATGCAGTATGCATTGCGTCAATTACTACTGGATTCTGTCCCATGCCAAGGTAATCATTGCTACACCAATTTACAATCTCTTTTATATTGTATTTGCCGTACCAAATCGCATTAGGAAACTTTCCGCGCTCACGAACTATGTCGTTAAACACACGGTACTTGCCTTCCTGTTTTAGTTGGTCGAGTTTTTCTTGGAACAGTTTTTTATCTATCATGTGCTTATTTAACATAAATATGTTATAGGAGTTTAAGATGCGAGCAACAGACATAGTAAGACAAGTACTAGACTTGTTAGATCAAGTAGAAGGTCAACATGATATCAAGCCTGGAATAATCCCAGATGATGAAACTTGCGGCGCAGAACAAGGCGAACCAGTAGCAAGTAGATTCAAACAAATATTTGCAATGCTTGATGCACCTAGCAAAGGTCCGTTAGGCAACAGTCCAAACGAAGTAGTTGCAGATGTAGACGCAGTAACAACACTTGCAGGCGGCGGAGTAAACGGACCTAAAGATCCTGCAGACATAAGAGTTAAAGACCCAGGAGCATACAATGGCGGCTAACGGTATATCAACACTAGCAAACAAAAAGCTAAGACAGATTGCTAAACTAGAACAAGCAAAAGCAGATCGCATCGCTCGCAATGTAGTTGAGCCAGGTCGCTATGCTGTAACTGAATACGAAGTGCTTGAACTACCTACACAATACGACACAGATAATAGTATAATAGATAATCCAAATGATGACGGGTTACTTGTAGGTCGGCCTTGGAGTTCATTTGTAAGTGCTGTTGATGTAAGTGCTCTTACACTTGCCGCAGGGGTTTATGAAAGAACATACGACGATTACTTTGGACAGCTAGGCGCAGGCCCTTATGACGATCAGCCAACTTATACCACAACTATTGTAAACGGCGGAGCAACAGTTACAGCACAGAGTGCTCAGACCAGTATCAGCAGACTTGGCACTGTTGCAGAAAGTACAAGTTACACAGCATATGGATACTTCCTAGCACCAGCAACAGGACAGTTTACATTTTATATCAACTCAGACGATGCAAGTTATTTGTTTGTAGGTGACGGTGCAGACATCGCACTTAATGTTGACCTAGACAATGCTACAGTTAGCAACGGCGGACGTCACGCAGCAACAGAACGTAGTGGAACATTTAATCTTGTAAGTGGAGAATACTACAAACTCTTTGCAGTGTTTGGCAACGACACAGGTCCAGGTACAGCAGAGTTTAGTTACGCTGGTCCTAGCATTGCTAAGACAAGTGACTTTACAGATAGATTATTCTACAACACAGCAACTAACGGACATTAATAGATGCCAAATCTAAATCCAAACAGCACCAACTACGTTCATACACATCAGCCCAACACTAATGATTTAGTACAGGCAATGGACTATGATCCTTATGGTCATCCAGTACTACGCATAGACGACACAACCAAACAACACACATCAAAGAACCGTGTTAAGGTTAGTGGGCACGACATCACAGACTTTTCAACCTACACATTCTCAAAGAACCTATTAAACTGGGATGAACAAGTTATCGGAACAGGCAGTGTAACCCACGTTCCTGAATATGGTATGGTTGAGTTTGAAGTAGGCCCAAATGCCGGCGATGAAATCATACGCCAGACCAAACGTGTGCAGAGATATATTCCAGGCAGAAGTGCTGAAGTAGCAATGAGCGTTATCTTTGGCACACCAACAACTGGCATACGCAAACGCATCGGATTGTTTGACAACACAGACGGCGCATATTTTGAAGATGGCGGCGATGGCACATACTATGTTGCCACTCGTAGAAAAGATGGCGCAAGTTTTATTGACACACGAGTTGCTCGCGACGACTGGAACTATGACAAACTAGATGGTACAGGCCCAAGTGGCATTACAGCAGATCCTACAGCAATACAGCACATCGTTATTGAGTATGAATGGTACGGTGCAGGACAAGTAGAGTTTAAGTTTATTATCGACAACAACTCATTCCCCGTACACAGATTTAATCACGCTAATAAGCAAGCATATCCTTGGGCTAGTACTGCTTCACTGCCTGTTAGATGTGAAATGACCAATGTAGCAGGCACAGCAGGAACACACACTTTCTATCAAGGTTCGCACTCATTTGCCACAGAAGGCGCTACAGAACTACTGGGCAGACAAAACAGCACCAACACCGATATCACAGGCAAAACTTTAAGTGCAAAAGATACATTCTATCCTATGGTTGCTATTAGATTGAAAACTACAGCACTTAACAGCGTAGTGCTACCTGACTCATTCTCAGCCGCGACGCTAGACAACACCAGTGTGTTTGCTAGGGCAGTAGAAGGTGCAGTAGTTACAGGCGGAACTTGGGTAAGTTACAGTGACGATTCGCCCATTGAATACAACATAACCGCAACTGGTTATACAGGAGGTATTCCTGTTGAAACAGTTTATGTAAGTGCAACTGGACAAGGCAACATCTTTAGATTTAATGAACGAGCAATCACACAGATTGACAGAACTACTACAACCACGCTGGGTGATACCAGTGACACATTTGTTATTGCTATGGCATCAACTCTTGCAAACAAAGACGGCTTCGCAAGTCTAGGTTGGATTGAAGTTAGATAAGATTAAGCCCCGAAGTATTTCTACTCCGAGGCTTGCTACTACTTTAATGTATCACCGGACTATGTCCTGAACTAATTATTATTATACTATATTACTTATTTGTCTTGCCGTTAACAAACTCATAGAATTTGTCCGCAGCTTCGAGTACAGCATCAACGCCTGGTACACTTGGCATTTCTACTTTAGTTACAATCTCGTCACCGTCTTTGGTAACAGTTGTTTCAAAAGCACCCATTTTAGCATGATAGTCTTGCCATGCTTGATTCTGTGCAAATTCTAGAACCTTTGTGCGGATTTCGTACCCGTTTTTATTTGTGTTTACTTTTGGCATTGCTTGCTTGAACATGTCTGCAATCTCTTGCGTCTGCTTCAAGATAGTTTCGCCGTATGTTGTTTCTACTTTTGACATTATATTCTCCTTTGTGTCTGTGTGTGTAGTTGCTACATTAATAATGTAACAGAGTATTTAGTGTTTGTCAACTACTAAATTTGTGCAATTGACAAATACATTATTACAAAAACTGTCAATGCTAATGCATATGTAGATACTTCTTCGCAGAAGCGTCCGTCACAGTCTTTAAACTTACTGAGTAAGCGGTTCATATTATTCTCCATGTGTGTGATTGTCTGTGGTGTTACTATAAGTAACCCTACTATAGTAACACCTATATTTATCACAGTCAACTATTTCATGAAGATAATTGATCCGCCATGCTGTGGTTAACATCTGCATGTCCCTGCTCGTCTGCACGAACTGCTTTGACAACTTCTCTTAGTCTTGCATTGGGTATTAAATTATAATAGTCAATTGCAATCTGCGGAGCAGGAATGTTTTCAATTACTCCTGCATCAATTTGCTCTAAATATTGAGTATAACTGATCACAGCTTGATCTTCGAAGTATCCTACCATTCTATGTGCTGTACTTGGAAAGAAAACATATAGAATAAAATAGAAATGCCAAAACACAAACTGAGCCAAAAGAATAATAAGCCTTTCAAACCAGTTGGGCTTGGCAATCTCAATAAAGATCATTAGATGCATACGTTCGTTTTCAGCTTCATCTAACAGTGTTTTGATCCAGCCACGTTCATCTGGCTGCATCTTTCTTAGGCTACGCAGGTGTTGCCACATGCCAGCAACCATACCAGGAACCCCTGCTACAGTTTCAAGCACAACGGCCCTATGTCCATATCGCTTTGCGAAGAATGTATCCGCGAACCAGCGAAAGGACATAGTTAAGCCGTAAGCTACTCGATCAGAAAGTTGGGTACATTGCATGTTTGTATTCACTAATGCGTTGTGCTTCTTTGTACAAACCTTTGCTACGCAGTTGTTGAATAGCCATGCAGTACGAACGGTATTCCATTGCACGAATAAATCTATTCCACATATTAATTTCCTAACATTACATTTTTTGCAGCTTCGTGATAGCCTTGACGAGATAGTTCAGCAGCAGCTCTTGCCCTGCCCACTGACTCTAAGAAGTTATATGTGCCACGGCCAAATGCTTTGAGTGCAGTCCAAAAAGGATTAACAGTGTAGTTGATCATTGTTGCTGCGGTCATTATACCCAACCTCTCAAGTTGCGGTTAACATCAGCAACAGTTTTGCCTTTTGGGAATGATGTGTGTGCAATATGCCAAATATCGCCACGAGCAATACCAATGTCGTTAAGATCATGGTTTGACAGTGCTGATAGTTGTTTGATTGTGTGTTTGATATTTCTGCGTCTTTGCAGTTCGTTGGCTAAGTTTTTAAACCAGTTAGCCAAGCCGGTCATGCCAAATGTATTGGCAGTATTCATTATTAATGTAGTCATTTCATTTCCTTAATGTATATGTGTGTGTGAGTTCTAAGGTTCGTCACGTACCCCGGTCTCCCCCGGCGCTACCTTTGTATGGCATAGGAAATGCCCTTCTTTTTTTACAAGCCGAAGTCGCTTGTCTTACTGCTATTATTTATTGTAGTGTACTACAGTTTTAGTCAGAAATCAACTGCATTATGCGTATACACGATATGCATTTGCTGCATACCTAAACTATGTTGCGTCGATCTACTTCTCTTCCAGTTGACATGCAATACATAATGTATGCTTGGTCTCCCGGTTGAAACTCTGTCTTCACATAAGTTTCCATTGATTTAAGTTTGTCTGATCGTGTAGGTGAGACCGCAGTCATCATTACACGACCAATAGCTTTTGCTAAATTGATCATTGTGTGTTCCTTTGTAATGATGTCTTGTAACGCTGACGCGAGTTGTGCTACCAACTACTCAGGTCGAGAACTTATCTTGCCGTACTATTTATATTAATACCATTTGACACGCATATAAAAGATGTTACTATAAATAATCAGTAGGCAACGTCGAGCCTACCTAATGTGAGCGACAGTGTTGAAGCTGTCAAGCAAAAAGGAAAACTAAAATGGACGCACTCACCCTATGGAGCCTTGTCGGCTTCTTATTCGCAGCATATGCTGTGATAGCAAATGATTCGGTACAGACTCTCGGTACATGGATCGCATCAAACAATGAGAGATTCAACTGGAAGATTATGTGGGCAGCAGCAAGTGCTGTTCTACTGTACACTTTATGGTACGGTTATTATATGTATGGAGACATTTCATATGGTAGACTTAACAAGATCCCCTTCCAAGAAGTACAATGGTATCATGCAATGGCACCGGCTGTACTATTATTATTAACACGATTTGGAGTACCAGTATCAACCAGCTTCCTAGTACTAAGTGCCTTTGCAAGTACATTTGTATTAGAAAAGATGCTGGTTAAATCGCTGATGGGCTATGTTGTAGCAGCAACAGCCGCTTATGGCATTTGGTATTTTGTTAGTCGGTGGTTGGATGAAGGCAAACCAGTTAACGAAGCACACAAAGGTTATTGGCGTGTGGCACAATGGATTACAACAGGCTTCTTGTGGTTTACTTGGCTAAGTCATGACATGGCTAATATAGCAGTGTTCCTGCCACGTGAACTTGACATTCCGCTAATGCTTATGATCTCAGTAGTGTTTGTGGCAGGACTTGCTTTTATGTTCCGAGAAGGTGGCGGCAAGATACAAAAGATCATATTAGAGAAACATAACACAAGATACATCCGAAGTGCTACAATCATTGACTTGGTTTACTGGGCAATCTTATTCTTCTTTAAAGAGTTGAATGACATTCCTATGAGTACAACATGGGTATTTGTTGGTATGCTTGCCGGACGAGAGTTTGCTATCGCGAGCTTTATGGGCAAGAAGAAAACAAAGAGTGTGTTCCCACTAGTGGGCAGAGACTTTGGTAAGATGATGATTGGACTAAGTGCATCACTTGCTATTGTATTGCTGATACACTATGTTTTAGTACCAAACGGATTCTAAACTAAGGGGAAGGTTGTGTTCGACGACACAACCTTTTCTCTTGACATACAGCTCAATGAATGTATAATTACAGTATGAGAATATTAATAGCAGGTTATGGCATGGTCGGCAAAGCCCATCATGAACTATTAAAAGAACAGCACGATATTGAAATTTATGATCCCGCTCTAGGATACAAACATCTTAAAGCACCTGACGCTGTAATTGTATGCGTGAGCACACCGCCTCGTAAAGATGGTGCATGTGAAATGAAGAATGTGTTCGATGTTATCGAAACAACACCAGATGTACCTATCCTTATTAAAAGTACAATCAGTGTAGAAGGCTGGGATATGTTAGTAGATGCATTTCCTAATCGTATGCTAAACTTTAGTCCAGAGTTCCTACGTGCTGCAAGCGCAGTAGAAGATTTGCAAAACACGGACTCGATATTAGTTGGGGGAAGTGATCCTAGTTTCTGGGGCAAAGTGTTTAACCTGCCAGTAGAGATTGCAGAAGTTCGTGAACTTATTCTAGCCAAGTATGCTCGCAACAGTTTCCTTGCACTAAAGGTTGCGTTCTTTAATCAGATGTATGATTTATGCGATGCACTAGATGTTGAGTATTCAGCAGTTGCACACTATACAACAATGGACGAACGCATTGGTAACAGTCATAGTTTTATTACAGAAGAGCGAGGCTTCGGCGGACATTGCTTTCCTAAAGATATTAATGCACTCGTAAAAACAGCCCAACGCAATAACGTTGAGCTGTCAATATTAAAAGAAACAGTTGAATACAACCGTCGTATTCGTAAGAGTTAGTCTTGCCACTTCTCTAGGTTAGCAATGTAATGAGTCATTGAGTGGTCGGAGAAACTATCTACACCGCCTGCTTTCAGTCCCATCCATAAGCCGCGCATTTTGTCTTTGAAACGCTGCCATCCAGTTATTTGACGGACTTCGCCATACGCATTCATATAGTGTTCATTGCCGTGATGTTTGTAACCCATAATACGGAGAGGGACAGTAGTAACGATATCATTGTTGTTCTTCCAGCGATGATGTTCAACACCTAAGTGTACAACGTAACCTCTCCAACCTACACGTGGCGAACCGTATGTATAGAGTTCTTCTGGATCAGGTACTGCTTCTTCATACATACAACGACTTGCCATAATAGTTGCCATTGCTGCTCCAAGACTGTGTCCACAGAACCAAAGTTTTTGTTTAGGTGCTTTTGCTACCAAGTCTTCAAGTACCATAGGCCATAGTTCATCTACTTCGTCTTTAAATCCTTGATGCACCCGACTTACAGTTTCTGCTACAACCGGAACAGCTTTTAAATCTGCGCTAATGTCGTTCCATTGTGTAGGCTGTGTGCCGCGACACGCAATTACTAGGTCTTCTTTGTTTGCAAAACGATATGCTTGCGCACCGTCTCTATCATAAAACTCTACAGTCGTAAATCCTAATGTTTTTACTTGCTTTTTTACTTCTTTAATGTTATCATTATAAGAAATTTCAGCAAGTTTCGCAAACAATAAAGATCGTTGTTTAAAATTCATATTTGTTATTGACATTTGTGCCCTCCAATGTTTGTAATATTTATATGTAACCTAAACTAAATACAGTATAGGAAATAGTAAAAATGAAAAAACGTACTAGAAGTATACTCGAAGAACTTAATAATGTGCATGGACGCAAAGACAGCGATCATCTTATTGATGTCTCTGCTAATAATATTATTGAAAGTGCAATTAATCTATTGAGTAGAATTCATTCTACTTATGATGCAGACACAGCTGGAGAGTTAGAAAGACGTTTTATCAATAGCATCAAATCAAATGATCCACGTAAATTTAAACGTAGTATGACAAGAATTATTGAGAGTAAGAAAAATGACAATTCTTAAAGAAGGCGGCAACATATTTAAGACTGAGCAAGGTGCCATCACTCAGCGCATTGCTACCAAAGATGTACAATCGTCAATTGACTTTATAGAAAAGATCACAGGTTTAACCTTTGACGAAGAAGATTGGTTAGGCACAACTGGCAAGAAGAATGATCCAGATGGTGAGTTTGAAAAGAATAGTTCAGGCGATTTAGATTTAAACACTGATGCAAACAAAGTAAGCAAAGAACAATTGATTGCTAAACTAAGTGCATGGCTCAAAAGCCAAGGTGTTCCAGAAGACGAAATTATGAATGTGGGCCGCAAAAAGACAGACGGCTGGATCAAAGACGCTGGCGACCAAGTACATTTCCGCACACCTATTGCTGGCAGTGACAAGAACGGTTTTGTACAAACAGACTTTATGTTTACTACCAACCCAGACTTTCAACGTGGAGCCAAACGCGGCGGCACTGCACAGTTTGGCGGAACTGACAGAGCAATTTTATTAAGTGCTATTGCAAGAGGACGTGGACTAAAGTTTAGTCCTAAGTTTGGTTTAGTTGATCCTGCTAAAGGCGATGAAGTAGTTGCTGACACATGGGATAAGATTGCACCAATGCTACTAGGCAAAGGCGCTAAAGAAGCTGACACTCACACAGTTGAAAGTATGCTGGCAAAACTTAAAGGCGATCCAAACTACGAAGAACTAATTGCTCCGTGGAAAGAAACAATGGAAAAAGCAGGCAAACAAGTACCTGAGTCCGCTCCAACAGGATATACTACACTAGAAGACAAGCAACTTGCACGTATCAAAGAACTAAGCGGCAACATGGGCAATGTTGTTATGTCAAGCGGAGCATTTAATAGATGAGATTCCAAGAGTTCCGTACAGTCTTAACTGAAGCAGCCAAGGTAGGCAGAGAGTACCAACACCTTGAGGATCTTGTGTTTGTTAAAGGATCTAAAGGTGCTTTAGAAGCAGCAGATATTTTAGATAAGTTAGGAACTGACAGCTCAGACGTTGCTATCAAGTGGGACGGTAATCCAACTATCTACTGGGGACGTGAGCCTAACGGTGAGTTTGTTCTTGTAGGCAAGAATGGATGGGGTCGTAACAAAAGCACAAGCGCAGATGACTTGTCACGCTTTATACAAAACTCAGGCAAAGGTGTAGATGAAGAACCGTGGCGCAAAGACTTTGGCGAAGAGATGGCAGAAGTGTTTGAACTTATGAAGTCTGCAACACCTGCAAACTTCCGTGGCTATGTATACGGTGACTTGTTATACAGCCCACGCAAGCCGTTTACAGCAGTAGATGGCGCAGTAGAATTTGAACCAAACAAAGTCAAGTACACAGTTGATACGAATGGCCCACTCGGCGAGCGCATAGCGAACTCAAAAGTGGGTGTAGTAGTTCACACAAAATTTGATGAGTTTGGTTCAAAATCGGCAACACCTATTACAGATGTACAAGAACTTAATAGTCCAGACGTAGTAGTATTAGGACAAACTTATGTTACTCATCAACCTAAAGTTGATACATCAGAAGTTAAAGGTATTAGAACAGCAGCAGAAAAGAATGCACAAGCAATTGACACATTCTTACAAGGCACACAGGGACTAAGTAGTCCTGCACAAATTATCTATACATATGTTAATCATATGACACGCACACAACAGTTAAAGAATATCGACACTGGTTTCTTTGATTGGCTAAGTACTTCAAAAGTAAGTCAAGGACAGCAAGCAAAACTAGCAGCAATGAATGAAACTAATCCAAAAGCATTGCCTGCTATCTTTGGGCTTGTAAAACAGATTATGTCTGCTAAGGATCACATCATAGATCAATTAGACGATGCTGACGCA